AGAAAAGCTGAGGATCCTGAAAATAATGACATTACTGCAGCATACGCTTCAGTTGTCGTTGTTAACAACCTCAACCAATACTTACAAAACACTGGTTCTGCGGGTATCACTTGGGCATCATAGGAGCATATAGAAATGGCAATATCACGAGCACAGCTAGTTAAGGAACTAGAACCAGGCCTAAATGCACTATTTGGGCTGGAATATAAACGGTATGATAATCAACATGCTGAGATTTACGTAACTGAATCAAGCGACAGGGCTTTTGAAGAAGAAGTCATGTTGTCTGGATTTGCAAACGCCGACGTTAAAGCAGAAGGTCAAGGCATCGCATATGATGATGCACAAGAAACCTACACTGCAAGGTATACAATGGAAACTATCGCTCTAGCATTTGCGATAACAGAAGAAGCTATCGAAGATAATCTCTACGACAGACTCGCTTCTCGTTATACAAAAGCTTTGGCGAGATCCATGTCCAATGCAAAAGAAATAAAAGCAGTCAATCCATTAATTAATGGATATGGTTCTTTTAAAACAGGCGACGGTGTCGTTCTGTTTAGTGCATCGCACCCAACAATTGCGGGTACGTTCGCTAACACTTTAAGCACGGCAGCAGATCTTAACGAAACATCATTGGAGCAGTCTGTAATAGACATCGCTGCAATGACGGACGAACGTGGTCTTAAAATTGCGGCTAGACCGACGAAATTAGTATCCCGTCGAACCTGCAATTTACTGCTGAGAGATTATTTAAATCTCAAGGTAGAGTGGGAACAGCTGATAATGATATCAATGCAATCAAAAACATGGGGATGATTCCTCAAGGTTATGTGGTTAATCACTACTTAACTGACACTGATGCATTCTTTATCAAAACAGATGTACCAAATGGACTTAAACACTTTACAAGAGCACCAATCAAAACCGCTATGGAAGGCGATTTTGAAACTGGTAACGTGAGATACAAAGCTCGAGAAAGATACAGCTTCGGCTGGTCTGACTGGAGAGGTATCTTCGGATCACCAGGTGCGTAATAAGTAAATAAGTAAATTAATGAGGCGGCCTTAAAACCGCCTCATTTTAAAAATACAGTAAGAAATACACTATGAAAACCTTCCGAGTACAAATCCGAGCCTATGGCCATGTTTCAGACTTTATCGTTGTATCTGAAGATAATGCTGAAAGTATCGAAAAATCTATCCTTGACAAACTAGGAAAAAATGAGGTATTATTTGAGCCTGATGGATTTACTAGTAAAACTGGTAAATGGATAACTTATGAGGAAGTTATAAATGACACAAGAACTATACAAACAAAAGAAGTCCTTGGAGTTAAGTTGGGAACAAGAGTATAACGAATCAGGTCGATATACTATTAATATGGTCGAAATTGATGAAAAAATTAAAAGTACCATCACTCAGATCAAATTAGCAGAAACCCAAGAAGCAGATCTTAGAAATAAGATAGAGGACGCAAAAGCCCAAGTTTCAGTAGCTACTTAGTCTAAAAAGCTATATACGGAAAATTCATTCCGAATCACATAATCGCTTGCACTCTAAACAAAAAAGAGTTATAAAAAATTACTATACAATTATTAATTAGATCTAGACGCGTATAGTCGACGGCCTAGAGACTAGATCTACATAATCTAGGAGGATTATAAAATGGCAACAACAACGTTTAATGGAACAGTACGTTCCGATGGCGATATAAAAGCAACAACTAAGAACACAACTACAGGAGCATTTGTAGATTATGCTGTTATAAAAGCAGCAGGTGGTATGGAAGTAGAAAAAGTTGCTAGCACTGGAAACAACATTGTAGCAGCAGGTACTTCAACAGGTACTAACAATGGAAGTTTAGGTACAGCAGCTACTATTTTCAAAGTTACACCAAATGCGCATGGATCAGGAATTGCTGATGATGCAATTAACACTTTTGTTAATAAAATTGGCGGTCTTATCTACACTACTATTCTAATCGATCTACATGGTGGATTAGCTTGTGGTGGTTCTGCTGACGATGTTATTGGTACTGATGGTGGAGCAGCTAATGCTTACATCGCAGAACTAACAACTGGAGTTAATGGTATTCCATTCGAAGTAGAAATGGCGTGTTTAGAAGCACCAACAGGTGGAGACCCAGATATTAATTTAGTATGTTCAGCTACAGCTACTGATGCAGAAAATGCAGCGGTAACAAGTCCAACAGGTCTATTTAATAATGGTGACTTAACTTTAGGTATGTATGTTTCTGCTGATGGTGGAGCAACACTTGCAGCACTTTCACTAAAATATCTTTACTTGACTACTGGAGCAGCTACTGAAGCAGCTTACACAGCAGGTAAATTAGTTATTAAAATCACTGGCGCAGCTTTTGATTACAATAACGGCTAATAAATAAACTTTGTGAGCTCCTTCGGGAGCTTACAAGATTAGGAGAATTATGAGTACATATCCAGTGGATATAAAAACAGTTAATATTACGACTGCTACGACTACTACAATCTTTGATGGTCCAGCTAGAGTTTTAGGAGTTTCATGGGTAGTACCTACGAATGTTGGAGTTGGAACAATAACAGTGAATGATGATACTACCGCAATGTGGGTTGTTAATACACCAGCTACAAATACTACGAGTCACAAAACTCCATCTCATGGAAGCATAATGTTACCTGGGACAGGGATTAAAGCTGACACAAGTTTGAAAGTAACCAACGCAGTAGTAACACATGTGACCGTTTATTACGGGTAGGAGTCTAAATGGCGAATACTACTTCTGGAACAGTCACTTTCGACAAGACTTTTGCTGTTGATGATATCATTGCAGAATCTTATGAGCGAATTGGCTTACAAGCAACTTCAGGAAATCAACTAAGAGCAGCAAGAAGATCTTTAAACATTCTTTTTCAAGAATGGGGTAATAGAGGTTTGCATTATTGGGAAGTAGGCAACACTAATATTGACCTTATTGAAGGTCAGGCTGAATATATTTTTTATAGAGCATCTGGTGATGGAACAAGTGCTGTCACTGCAGGTGGAACAAGTGGAACATCTACTTATGGAATAGCAGATGTTCTAGAAGCTACACTTAGAGCCGATAAAGGAGATACTGATCAAGCTGATTCTGCTCTAACAAAAACAGATCGTTCAACTTATTCTGGATTAGCAAATAAATTATCTAAAGGAACTCCTACTAGATATTTTGTTCAAAGACTTGTTGATAAGACAACTGTAACTATTTATCCAACACCCGATTCTTCTAACGCATCAAAAGCTGTTCATATGTTTTTTGTAAAAAGAATTGAAGATGCAGATGCAACTTATACCGATGCAGCAGATGTTCCATATAGATTTATACCTTGTATGGCATCAGGCTTATCATTTTATTTAGCTCAAAAATATGCACCTCAAAGAGTGCAAGAATTAAAATTATTATATGAAGACGAATTAAAAAGAGCTCTGGCAGAAGATGGATCTTCTACAAGTACTTATATAACTCCAGAATCTTATTATCCGAGTGGTTAACTATGGCATTTGCAAGAGGAAAATACGCTAAAGCAATATCAGATCGAAGTGGTATGGAATTTCCATATAGAGAAATGGTTAGAGAATGGAATGGTATGTTTGTTCATAAATCCGAATATGAAGCGCGACATCCTCAAGACAAGCCAAGACGTTATGGTGCAGAAGGACATGGTTTAAGATATGCAAGACCGGCAAGAACTGAAAATACAGTTGCAACTACATTAGGACCTAATCCTTTTGAAACGATTTCAGCAGGTTCAGGAATTATAAATGTTTTTGAAAAAAGTCATGGGCGATCTACAGATGATACAGTAAGATTTAGAGGTCCAATATGGACAAGTTCTGATGCAGATGCTTATCAGAATCCCGTTGGTTTTGATGGTGTTACAGGAGCAAATCTTGCAAAAGCCGCTGGCTACTCCATTACCGTTGGTACGCGAGATTCAAGCGGCACGATTACTAACACAGATGACTACTATCACTTTACTGTAGATACGAATACTGCTACAGCTGGAGGAATATCAGGAGGAGGCAATAATTGCTCGGCTGGTCCGGCAACCTTGACAGCATAATGGCAGGATTTACATACTCAACACTTACAACAGCAATTCAGAATTATACCGAAGTAGGTACTTCTGTATTATCAAGTACTATAACCGATCAATTTATTGATAATTCAGAACTTAGAATACAAAGAGAAATTCCAATTGATGCAGATCGAAAAGAAATGCTAGGTAATTTAACTGCTTCAAAAGACAATGTTTATACTCCAGCTGGAACTTTATTTGTAAGAGGTATTCAGGTCTATGAATCAACATCTGTAGCAACAGGAACTAATAGCTGGTTAGAAAAGAAAGATATTTCTTATTTAAGAGAATACGATACAGCTGAAACAACCACTGGAACTCCAAAATATTATGCAATGTCCGGAGGAGCGGAAGGAACAGGCGCAACATCTTCTGGAAGAATTACAATTGTGCCAACACCAAGTTCAGCTTTTATTTACAAAATTCATTATAACGCTAGACCTGTAGGATTAAGCTCAGCAAATACTACAAATTATTTAAGTCTGAATTTTGGAAATGGACTTTTATACGCTTGCTTGGTAGAAGCATTTAGCTATTTAAAAGGTCCAATGGATATGCTACAATTATATGAACAAAAGTACCAGACTGAAGTACAGAAGTTTGGTGGAGAACAATTAGGAAGACGTAGAAGGGATGATTATACGGATGGAGAACCTCGTATACCTGTTCCTGCTCAGACACCGTAAGGATAGAATATGGCAACATTAACAGTATCAGTCAAAGAAGCAATTACACTCAATAACATAGATTATGGATCAGAAAGATCTTTAGATATTTCTAGTGTTAATGAAGTTGTAAAAAGAGTGGTAACCGCATCAACAACAGAATGTGGATTAATAGGATTTATATCAGCTATTAGTGGAGTAGGTGTATCTGCTAATAAAGTTGGTTATGTTGCAGGAATGTTTGATGATGGTGATGTCAGATATATTAGAATTACAAATTTAGATTCATCAAACCATATTATGTTAACTTTTAGAGATGAAAATAATACAGAATGTAGATTGAAGGTTGATGCAGGCCACTCGTTTATTTATCCAGGCGATAATAGCGGTGGCGTGGCTGATACAATAAAATCAGCAGGATCAGCTTTAGCTTCAGGTCTTTCTGACTTAGTAGATATTACAGTTGATACAGATACAGCAGCATGTGATGTTGAGGTATTTGTAGGGAGCGCTTAATGGCATCGAGTTATACGGGTTTAGGTATAGAGAAAATGACAACTGGCGAGAACGCCGGTACATGGGGATCAACAACTAATACCAATTTACAAATCATCGAACAGTTAGCTGGTGGTTATGTTGAAAAAGCTGTAACATCAACCCCTACTACATTATCTGTTTCTGATGGATCAACAGGAGCTGAACTTGCACATAGAATTATAAAATTTACTGGAACAATTAGTGAAGCCACTACAGTAACAGTTCCTTTGGATGTTCAACAGATGTATATTCTGATGAATGGCACATCAGGAAACTATACTGTTACATTTAAATATGTCACTGGATCAGGTGACACAGTTGTTTTTAAAGGTACAGATAAAGGAACAAAACTTGTTTATGCTACTGCTGATGATGGAACAAATCCAAACATGGTTGATACTGGTATTGCATCACATCAAATACATAATACTTTAACAGTTGGTATTGATGACACGGGTTATGATGTTAAATTATTTGGTGCTACAGCAGGAAGTTTTGCTTTATGGGATGAATCAGCAGATTCATTATTATTAACAGATTCAACTCCATTAAAAATTGGTGATAGTCAAGATTTAACTCTTTACCATGATGGATCAAATTCATACATTACAAATGCAGTAGGAGCTTTAAAAATAGCAACAGAAACTTCTGGAATAGCAATTACAATTGGACATACAACTTCAGAAACAACAGTAGCAGATAATTTAACTGTTACTGGAACTATTGGTTCTGGTGCAATTACTTCAAGTGGTATTGTAACAGGAACAGCTTTTACTGCTGGTAGTGCTGTTCTTGCAGAAGCTGAATTAGAATTATTAGATGGTTTAACTGCTGGTACAGCTATTGCCTCTAAAGTGGTTACAACAGATTCAAGTATAGATACAACAGGACAAAGAAATTTAACAATCTCTGGCGAACTAGACGCTGCAACTTTAGATATATCTGGAAATGCAGATATAGATGGAACATTAGAAGCAGACGCTATTACAATTAATAGTACAGCTATTGGCTCTATTTATGGTGTAATTGCAGGAAGTTCTAGCATTTTAACAACTGGAGCATTAGATACCGGATCAATTACTTCAGGATTTGGTGCAATAGATAATGGAACTTCCAATATACGAAGTGCTACAATTACAGCAGAAACTGCGTTCGTACCAGATGCTTCAGGTGGCGCTGACTTAGGAACAACAGCATTAGAATTTAATGATGCATTTTTCAATGATAGTGCAGTTTTAAATTTTGGTGATGATCAAGATACAACTTTAACACACACAGACGGCACAGGATTAACTTTAAATTCAACAAATAAACTTTGTTTTTATGATACAGCTTTATACATTCATTCAAGTACAGATGGTCAATTAGATTTAGTAGCAGACACAGAAATACAAATTGCTGCAACAACAATTGATATTAATGGTGCTGTTGCACTGAATGGTGCTATTACTGGTGCTACTGATATTACTTTGTCAGGTGAGCTAGATGCAGCAACTTTAGATATATCTGGAAATGCAGATATAGATGGTACTTTAGAAGCAGATGCTATTACAATTAATAGTACAGCTATTGGCTCTATTTATGGTGTAATTGCAGGAAGCTCTAGCATTTTAACAACTGGAGCATTAGATTCTGGATCTATTACTTCTGGATTTGGTGCAATAGATAATGGAACTTCTAATATACGAAGTGCAACTATTACAGCAGAAACTGCTTTCGTACCAGACGCTTCAGGTGGCGCTGATTTAGGAACAACAGCATTAGAATTTAATGATGCATTCTTTAATGATGGTGCAATTATAAATTTTGGAGATGATCAAGATACAACTTTAACACACACAGATGGCACAGGATTAACTTTAAATTCAACAAATAAACTATGTTTCAATGACGCTACTCAATTCGTACAAGGTTCAAGTGCAACAGTATTATCTATTGGTGCAACAGACGAAATAGATTTAACTGCCACACTTATCGACATTAACGGCAATCTTGATGTATCAGGAACAGTAACAATTGGTAATGCCGAAATTTCAGAGGCAGAATTAGAAACGATTGATGGCATAACTGCTGGTACTGT